GGGGGCGCGGCGTCGTGTTGACTGCATGTCACCTCCGTAGTTTAAAGTGGCCGGAATCACGCCACTGTACTGACCTGTACGTCAGGGTTTTTGCCTAGGGGTGTTCTCCCCGAAACGACAATCAGCTTGCACCTGTCGCTCGATCACTTAATTCAAGTAGTTAGATAAGACCTGCCACCTTGCCCATCGCGCCAACCGCGGCGGCATCTTCAGCTAGCTCTTCTACTCCGTGCCCAGCAGCGCTCATAGTCTTCACCACTCCGTTCCAAACCTGATCAGGCAGGGTGTCGTGGTGGACATGGCTAGCTGTTGCTGGGTTACCAGGGTCGAATCGTACACGCCATTCGATGGTAACCATAAATTCCATGAATCTAGGCGTGACGTTGTCTTGCACAAACACAATAGGAGAAAGCGCGGCTGGACGAATGGCATTCGTCCATCCGAACGTCGTATCATACTTCGCAATTGGTGCAAAATCGGCATACTCCGTCATGTCCAACGGGTACGCGTTGCATTTTACGCCTCGCAAAGCAAGTTTGCCTCCAGTCAGCAGACGTGGTGAATAAAACGATATCACTCGTGCGATCATCTCGTTGTATGTCAATGTTGCAGGTGAAGACCCCAACATCAACTGCTGATTCACACGTGTCATCGCAAAGATGCCGTCTGCAGTTTGCAAGGAAGCGGGGTTCATCACCTGCACTGTTAAAGCTGCAGGTACCACTTCACATGCTGCTTCCAAGCCGTCCATAGGCATGGCAATTGCTGCAGTGTTCCCAGCTTCACCCACACCCAGACTGCTGTTCACGTCAGTAACGCCGCACCAGTTATACCACTTCGATATGCCTTCGTCAAAGAATGGTGCGAATAACAGGAAATTGGCGTCTGACTTAATCAATCTCGTTGTACGGATTACAGTGTAAGGACCAACCGCCCGTGGCAGGCCCAGAGTACGAGGGATACGGGCGTCCAAGCACTTCATCAGCGCGTGAATAGACTTGCCTCCGCCTCCTCTGCTCTTGTTGGTTCCGAAATTCCTCTTCGGTACAGCGAGTGCTCCTTGCGCTAGAACAACTGTCGCATTCTTGCGCGCCAAGGAGCCATAACCTTTCCCTTTTCCTCTTGACCGTAGATCCTTCTCGGCCTTCTTCAAATTGCGTAGTGCAGCTTGCTTCTTTCCTCCCATTTTGTGGTAATCTCAACCTGGGACAATGGAATGTGGTGTCAGATCGACGTAACATACGTCAGGAAGATACTTGTGACCAAGCTCAAGGGGATCCCTTGTTCCATGCTTATATACAAGAGTGCTGTCTATTAACAATGATCGAAGTGTACTAGAGAGATCCGAACCACGCTTGGGTCCTAGGGATGCATTCACCAGATCTCACAGGGCGGGTCGGCGGGGAGGCGGGGTCGGACTGGCTCGCGTCCTTACCCTCCCGGCGTTCCAGGCCTTTTCACACACATCACAGCAGATACGCTGCTGCCTCGGTTCCGCAACCATTCGAAAGAACCCCGAAGCCCAACACACGGCCTTTACAGCTAATGCGTACAATTGTAGCGCAACGTGCCCCAGGATTGAACTGCATCCCCATGATAAATCATGTTGCTATGGGACCGTCCTCGCGGTTAGCTCAAACGCATAGAGTTTATGCGGGAGAGCGGGGGTCTCGTATCTGTGGATCCATCTCGTGGAGGGTTGGCTACACCCCATGCCGGATCAAATGGCATGTCCACACGGCCTTCACCTCAGCGGGCGCCCGATACCCTTAAACAGCAGGCTTATGCCCCCCCACAGCACTGGGTTGGTCAAAGAATAAGCCCCGACTCCGGCGCAAAACGCACCGACACACAAACCGCCATGTGCGTGCAACTCCTTCGGGCCGACGACAGGTAAATCGCTGGACAGCGGAGTTAAGTCAGTCTCACCACGAGCCGTTATCTTGCTCGCAGCTCCCCTTCTAATTAAGTTGTCGTTTGCATGCATGATGGGCCGCTTCTCTAAAGCGGTGTTGCCCCCTACTGGGAGGGCCTCCAGCTGTCCGGTAAGCTGGTTCGGTGCTCATCAAATGCACCAATGCCTTCAAATGTCCAAGACTGCAACATGAAGGTGTCCAGTTCCTCCGATGTAGCGTCGTATGATAGCGCTGCCAGGTTGGCAACTTCTTCGGTGGGAGTGACCGCCAAATTTCGAGCCTCGATTGATTGCTCTATTTCGGTAAAATTGTGGCCCTCCTCACCCATTACCCGCATTGACATTTCCCTATCTACCACTTCCCGGCTCCGTTTTACTTCCATCGCGTATTGATGAAACTTACGTGAGACGGTAGGGAGAATCCCCGCAAAGTCTGCAGCACGTGCTATTGCGCCAGCTGCAGCGATGTCCTTCACGAGGTCGATGTTGCCGTCTTTCGCGGCCTGTATAATTGTTGAAGAGCAACTCACACCCGCGCCCACAATAGCACGGGGGAGTTCCGGGCAAGCCAACCCCGTCGGCTCGCCTTCCACGCACGCAATGTGGTATCCACAAAACGTGGCTCGACGCGTAGCACATACGATATTCATGTTGAACCCTTGGCGGGTCCACCATCCAATAAAGTACTTGTGCATAGCATCGCCCTCCAACATCGGTGGGCTTAAAGCACACAGGGAGTCATCCCCCTCAAACACACCATTCCACCAACGTTCACGTCCAGTTTCATCTGTGGCCTTACGCGCAGTAGGGTCAAGAAACTTCTCTGGCTCCTTGAAAATTGAGCATGCCCAATTCACAAAGTTCATCCACCAGTTTAGGCAGGACGTGCCGCGGTGCCCTGAACGACGGATCGCATCAATAGTCATTCTCATCTTATCCATCTTGCCGTCGAAGAAGAGCTTCAAACTCTTCTTTTCGTTGCACTTCAAGTGTTCTTCATGCCATTGTTCAGGCACGACACCATATGGTATGAGGACCTGTGCTATGTGCCTCAAGACGGTGTTTTCAACCAAGGCTCGAATAGAAGCATTGCAGGTAGTGTCCCATGCGGACCCATCCCCTTCAACCAATCTTGCACCGCTTTTCGTGAGATTACGTATCGTGCGCGCGATCGCGTCACGCTTGCCTGTGTGCTTTATTGATTTGTCTTCAAACCATTCAAACAAAAGTTCTTCGAAACACTTGATTACGACGAGGGCCATCAACTGTCCGTCGTCTCCATCTGCGATAAGCAGTCGAGGCGCCTTGCCTTCAGCCATAGGCTCAAGCTTAACCGCACACTTCAAATTCATTTGCGGATACGCTTGCTTGTGTAAATTGTTGAGTGCATCCTCGCAGCGTTTGTTGGACCATTTCCCTGACTTGATTTGGTCAAGATGGAGAAACTCTTCAGCCCATCGTTTAATACGCTTCTCGGAGAACACACTGCGGTTGCCGTTGTTGCCGCACGCGTTTCCGATCAATTTGTTGATCTTCTTCACGTCCGCATCAACCTTCTCATATGGCCGCGCTTTCTTGTCAAGGCGCTCCCTCTTCGCAGCTTTCGCGTTCTTTGAACTGTTGTTGTACACGTTTGGCATCTTGGGTGTGGGCGCGGTGAGTACACCGACGATTTGTTTTCGATCCGGGTCCATACCGTCGAAATCTTGTCCCACTATCATTTTGATGCCATCTTTGTCAACAACCCGATGCTGCTCGCTTGCAATGATGTCAGCATCTTCAGGCGTGTTTCCTCCGTGCTTAAAAGCTAACTCCCGTGGGAGTTCTTCTGGATCTGTCAATTTGGGCGTCTCAGCAGGGGCCGGCTCCAAAATGGTCACGGGCTCCTTGCTGGTATTATCGCCATCTGCAGAATTGGAATTGGCATTTTTCCCATCAATAGGTTCCGCTGGAACAGCGGTGTGGTTCGCAGCACCACTAGGCTGACCATCATAACGAACTAGTTGGGTTCTCCAATGCTTCTTGCCGACAGGCGTGAAGCATGCTGCTGCTGCTGCTGCTACTGCCAATGCAGCAGCCATATGCTGCCGTCGCAGATGCCTTATGGCAACCGCAACTACAAATGCAACAATTGCAGCAGCTCCACACTTGGATGTTGTTCCCTGGAGTTTGCTTCCAGGTATGTACATCTCAGGTGTGAACTCCTTGTGCCCCGTGAACACCCGTACCAATAATGGCACCGCCAGGAACCGCATCGCAACATGTTCAAGTGACCCGGTGGGCCACAAGGATTCTGCTGCTTGCTCAAGATTTGAGTGTATGGATTCCAGCTTGGTCTTGTTACGGACACCGTGCGTGAAGATGTGGAGCATGCGTGGTATTTCTTTTTCGGTCAGGCGTATTGTCGTCTTCCGTAAGACGTGGCCATCCCGGTTATACCCGCATATTTCGGCTATATGTGTGCCGAACAACCTCTCCCACCAACTACGCTCGGGAGCGTCTTTGTCCCAATCATACGTCTCAATCACCCACTCCCCTCTCCGGCATTCCGCCGTTTTGCGCATCTGTTTAGTTACGCCGAGGGGGGTGACAAAATCGACTTGCTCGTTGTGACGAATCATCCTTTACGCTGGCTCGTAGCTACTTGGAATTCACCAAGCAGGGGGTTAGAGCTTCCCCCCCATTACCGTGACCTGTCTCAAACGGGGATCGCTTGAG